TGACCCAGCTAAAGAAGGTTATTTAGTCTTGGTTAAGATTCTCCAACAACAGAACGACTATTTGAAAAATTTAGTCATCAAGGATATTATTGTTTCAGAAGAAAAGGGGAAACTGAATGAGTATGAAAGAGCAAAGGGATTATGGGAGAAATTGCCAAATATGATTGAGGCTGTTAGTTCATTAAGAATTTCTTTAAAGATTGATGGAGAAAAAAGTAATGATTCTAAAAAGCCAATAACCCCACAATCCATTGCCCTATTAAACGGTAAAATGTAGATGTATCAAGAAATACCAAATGGAACATTAATTGAAGTACCAGACAATGCTTTCGGGTACATATTCAAATGCTGGATTCCTCCAGTTGGTTTTGGTATTAATTCAATGACAGGAGAACTTGAACAAACTGATGTATTATGCAATAGCGATATTCCAGAGGAACAATGTTGGGAAAGAATACAACTCCCCATTGATTATAAAAAGAAACGTGCCGCCGAAAAGAAAATACAATTAATAGACAGGGATTATTTCGACCCAAATCTTGAGGAATTTCGTAGAAATGAATGGAATAGAAGATTATGCGGAGTGTGGTTTTGGAGATATAATCCATTCATTAAAAAATCCGAATGCGTATATATAACTGGTCAACATTACTTATACATTAATTGGTGGGTGTATCAGGGAAGATTTATGGATTATAGGGAGCCAGACAAGGAAACATTCTATATCTATCAATATTGCCAAGAAGACCCATTATGTCTCGGTACTAATGAAATAATGCAGCGTAAGAATGGTAAAACCGGAAGAACTGGTTGTGTTGCATACGAAAGAACTTCCCGCTTACCATATCATCATTGCGGCATTCAAAGTAAAACAGATGAAGACGGTTGGGGTGTATTTAAAAAAGCAATAGTACAACCGTGGAGGAAACTCCCAGATTTTTATAGACCCATTTATGATTTAATGAAAGGGGATGACCCCAATGATGAACTTAGATTTTTTGCAACATCACGTAGGGGTCAACAAGCTGAACTTGAAGAACCGGAAGAAGCCCTTGAATCTTGGTTTGATTATGGAAGTTCTGAGGAGGGATTTTATGATGGCCCCGAACTCCATACATACATAAGTGATGAAACCGGTAAGACAAGAAAAGAAGTAAGCGTAAGAGAAAGGCAGAGGGTTGTGAAGATGGCAACCATAATTGATGGCGTAATCAGAGGCAAGCATTTCTTTACAACAACAGTTGAGGTTGATGAAGATGAACAGGAAAATGAAGAATTTGAGCAGTTGACAGCCCAAAGTAATCCATTAAATAGGAATGAAAATGGAATGACAATTAGCGGCCTCTATACATTTTTCCAACCAGCATACAAGTATTTGCATTTTGATAAATATGGATTTCCAGATGAAGAAAGAGCAACACAAACACTTCTTAACGAAAGAAAGAAATTAGAAGATGAGGGAGATACGAGGGGTCTTTCGTCAATAAAGAGAAAGAAACCAATGACATTTAAGGAAGCATTTTCTTCAGACGGCTCCCGTACACTATATAATCCAGAGATAATAAATGAACAAATTGACAATATTAAATGGAGGATAAATGAGTTTACTGAATTTGGTAATCTTGAATGGGTTGATGGATTTGAATTTGTAATTGAAAAAACTATCAATGGTGAAAAGAAATTAGTCCCCAATGAACTTGAGTGGAGGCCAAATCCGAATGGTAAATATGAGAAAGTAAAAGGATGGATGCCAAGTGAACCCAATAGCGTATATGAGCGCAATGGTGTATTCTTCCCCAATAACAATACAAGAGGTAGAATGGGGTGTGACCCTTTCAAATATGATAAAACAAAAGATAAAAGGCGTTCAAACTGTGCCTCATTTTATTACCAAATGCCAGACCAATTCTATCCTGATACGACTTATGATGATATGTTCACTATTAGGTATTCTCAAAGACCAGAAGGAACAACGGAGGCTAATTTAGACATTCTTAAAATGGCTTGGTGGTGTGGTTGTCAAGTTTTATTTGAACGGAATATTAACCATTGGAAAAAAGATTTTGAATTATGGAAGTGTTCTGGATTTTTAATGTGGTTGCCAGGAGAACTTGAGCCTGGAATTTATACAAGAGGTAATGTCGTAACATCGGCAGTCCAAACCATGTGTAATTATACAGAAGCATACATAAATAAGTTTATAAAGAAAGTGTTTTTCTTAAAATTAATGAGAAAGGAAAGCGGATGGCTTGGCTTCAAAGTAGAGGATACGGAGAAGTTCGATGAACCAATGGCCGCGGGACTTACACTTGTGGCAGTTAAGGGTAAAAAATATATACGCAGAGAACAAATAACAAAAAACATAGAAGATATTCTTCCATATAAAAGAGCAATATGAAGTACACCCAAATATCAAATGGCAGCCAATACCCGTATCCCGATAACAATATTCCGGCTGAAAAAAAGGGAAAGGATTTCTGCATGGCATACGCAAAGGCAGCATACGCAGACTGGCAATATTATTATCCCAAAGGAATATTCTCAAATAATCAGGGAGACTATGTAAAATATAGGATGTATGCTCTTGGGAAGCAGCCAATAACCCCATACATGAAAATGTTTGGTATTGATGAACAAACAAATAATACATGGTTAGTGAATGATTGGACGGTAAGACCAATAATATCTCCATATAGGGATAAGGCAATTTCAAGATTAATGGAGCAGGATTATAGCATGGTGTGTACGCCAATTGATATGCTTGCTAAATCGGAAATGGATGCTTACTATTCTGATCTCAAAGCTAAGTTGATGGTTAGGCAAATGATTAGCCAAGCTAATAATGAACTTGCTCAACATCCACTTATAACACTCCAATCTGGAGAGCCAATGGATTTGGAAGAACTTGAAATGAGAATTGAACAAGGGGAACAATTCAATAGAAGTAAGGATGCGGAAATGGCTATTGAACTTGGTCTTTATGAAAACAATTATAAGCATTTCAGGAGAACATTATATGAAGACCTTTTTGACTTAGGTGTGGCTGGTTATAAAGAATGGTTGGGAGATGACAATAAACCAAAATTCAGAAAGGTAAATCCAGAAAATATTCTCATAAACTATTGTCGCCAATCCAATTTTTCCGATATGATTCATGCTGGAGAAGTTATTGACGTATCATTAACCGAACTCGCTACCGTCACGGATGAAAATGGTAATTTGATGTTCACCGAAGATGATCTACAAGAATTTGCGGGTTCAATAGCGGGAAGATTCGGTAATCCAACTTCTATTAATGCTGCAATAGGATGGATGAAACCTTATGATAAATTCAAGTGTAAGATTTTAGATATTTATTTTACATCCTACAACGAATATACATACAGCGACAGAACAGATGAGAACGGCAACCCAGTATTTAGGAGAGAGAAATCAGGTAGGGGTTCAGTAACTAATCCCCGATATGTAAGAAAAAAGATTCAGGTCATTTATAAATGCAAATGGATTATAGGAACTGACTTTTGTTATGATTGGGGTATTGAGCCAGAATCAAAAAGAAGCCCAGATTTAAAAAAGAAAGCCAAGACATCCCTACCATTCAGATTCTATGCCTATAATTTCTATGAAATGAAAGCGCAGGGATTTATGGAGAGGCTTGTTCCATATCTCGATGAATACCAATTAACCAAATTAAAAATCCAAAACTGGAAAAATAGAGCAATCCCCTCTGGCTGGTGGATAGATTTGGAAGCCCTTGAAAACATTGCCCTCAATAAAGGCAACAACAACATGACACCCAAAGAGGTTCTGCAAATGTTCTTTGAGACAGGAATTTTATTGGGTAGAAGTAAGGACGCATCGAATGAACCAATGGGGCCAAACTGGAAGCCAATCATTGATCTTCCAAGCACTTCATTACAAGAATTGGTAGGATTGTATCAGGACTTGCAAGTTATTGTTTCCGATATAGAAAGATTAACTGGATATAATGACATCACAAGCGGCAATGCAAATCCAAAAACCTTAGTTCCTGGTTATGAGATCGCCAACATGAGCACCACCCATGCCCTTTATCCAATGAAGTTCGCAGAACAATATCTAACGGAGCAATTATCTGCCGATATTTTATGTAGAACACAGCAGGGATTAAGGAGAGGGGGTATTTCTGGGTTCGCTCCGGCATTAAACACAAATACACTTCGGTTTATTGAGTTAAGCCCAGAATTATCCAATCGGGAATTTGGCATAATGATTCAGGAAAAGACAACCGATGAACAGAAGATGTGGATTTTGCAGCAAGTGAATGCCGATATAATGAATGGGTTCTTAGATACGAGCGATGCCATTCTTATCATAAATACACACAACGCTAAACAGGCAATGCAGATACTAGCTTATAGGGTCAAGAAATCTAAGGAAGCGGCTAATAAGCAAAGATTGGCAGAGATGCAAGCGCAGGGTCAATCCA